TGGGTCACCATTAATAAACATAACAATTACAGTGTTATTAATATCTGGAGGTATCATCCACATTCCGTATGATGTTTGGGTACCTTCGAATTGTTGTATATCTGTCTTGTTTATTGTGTCAACATTAGTTGCCCCGGCAAACGGAGAACAATAGTTTACAGTTATCCATCCCTGATCTTCTTCCGGCGCTGAGCCAAATTCAGGAATCCATACTTGCAATCTACCATTCCGTTGCACATCATCGGCTCGTTTTACGAAACCCATAAAAATACCAAATAGAGATGACACCCTACCGATCTGCTGAAATTGATCACTTGCTGTTGTTTTTACTGTGCGCGAATTTGTGTCTAAATATGCCATTAAGCCCTTGGTGCACTTGGTGCAAGTCCGTGTAATATGCTGCCCTTTAAGACAGGTACGTTAGATGTAATAGCCGATTGTGCCATCTGTACTTTATTTCCAGCAGCTTCACCCATTATGCGTTGTTCTTTTATGGCAGTTGGCGGAATTACATCTCTTATAGTAGCTAAATCTGATGGAGTGGTAATGATATCCGGTTTCTTTGCATCATCTTCAATTTCCTTCATAAAATCGAGTAACCTAATTTCCGGATCTAATATGCATTCTAAATCCTGTACAAATTTACCCATATCAAATCTGCTATGAATGGACACCACCTTATAAACTCCGCTAAATGTTTCCACCTCATTATATGCATTTGATCCATCTTCGGTATTTGCATCGGTATTGAAAATTCTAGGTGTCCTGAATCTAATAATAATAAAATTGTCAGATCCATATATATTGACAGAATCAGTGATATTAAAGTGTCCTCGTTTAATATGGTCTATTGCTACATTCTTTGGTTTAAGGGAATTATATAATTGGTGTGTATTACCGGTTATAGGCTGAGGGAACAACCAAAATGGATCACCCTTGATTGTCATTTTAATTTTCTGTAAGGACGCATCAAGCCCTGAATGTAGTGCCACCGAGAACATACTTGATAATTTTTGTATTCCGGAATTACTATTAGATTCGATTCCTAAACCTACTGCTTTATCCTGTACAGTCTCATAATATGCAATAGGGCGCAATTTACCCTTGGTGCTATTAAGAAATGCAGCGTATGTATCTTTAGCCGATGACGAGTTAACGTCAACATCTGATATAAATGATCCTGCAAAATCCGAAACTGGTTTTGCAATATTAGTCGATACTGATCGTACACGGGCAAATTCGCCATCGTTGTCAATGCCGCCGCTTGCCCTAACTTTTTCAAGATATATCAATCTATTTTCTGGTTTTGAATTCTCTAGTAACTTAATATATCTAGATTTTGTATCTTCGGGTAATTTTGAATTCTTTATCGAATCCCTGGCGTCGATTAATGCTGCACTGGCACCGGCAGAATTTGATGAAGATGCATTGTTCTGGAAAGATATTGCCTTTGTTAATTTCTCTGTTATTGCTGCTTCTTCAACTGAATTATCCTGAGTTGTAACACCCTTATCAACCATAGCTGAATTTGAATATACACCGCTGAGTCTTGACGCAGCCGCACCAAATGCACAATTTAGATTTAAGTCAAAACTAATAATTTGATCGTTCAACCCAGTGAACATATAATTATATTTCTTCTTCAGTATTGCTTTCTTAACATAAGTTGCTAATCTTTTCTTGCTTGCCGCAGTTGTATACGGTGGATTTGATGTTTGAGATGTGTTTGCATCAAGTATACCAACATCGTATTCTACAATATATATCGTGAATTCAGTTGATGTGTTTTGGCGGCGTTTGTCGAACGCTAACGGTCTTGCTTCTGTTATGATTCTCCAAAACTTTTTCATCTGGCTTACTTCCGATTGCATCGGGACTCCTTCTGCACCGGGGGTCGTCGAGCCAACCATACTCATTTGATATTCGTTGGTGTTCGACAACAATGCATCTACTATTTTGTCAATACTCGTACCTACATTGAATGTTGCAGATTTTTTATCAAATTTTACATAATCGTTACTTCTAATCGAATTTGTATTATTGTTGGGCGGCGTTATATTATAACCTGCAATTTTAGGATCTACAATTATCTTAAAAACATCAGGTATACTTGACGTGCTAATCAATGTAAGTAATTGGTCAGCATTAAACTTATCCGCAAGTTCGTTCATTGCACTTTCGAATGTTGTTAAATTATTTAATGTTGCATTATATTTTAGTGAGGCTACTGCATTAGACTGTGTTACCTGATCGTATAAAATCGCTGTAAAATCATACTTAGTACCGACAGTAGTGACGTTTGCCTTAATGTCACCCATTTTTAGCACCCATAGCCATTTTAAGTTTCCCAATGCACCCGGAATAACATCAGTAGACTCCGATGTTTCAGCGGATCTACCTCGAAATTCCAATTGTAAATAAATTGGCATGACATGCCAATTTCCTATGCCGAGTGCAACTGATTGGTAGAATAATTTATCAATCAGACCGGCACCAGCCGGTTCAACAATCTCAAATTTAACATTGGTTAAGATACCTGTGCCACTCTCAACCGATGGAGTTGTTAAAAATCGTAGATCAACTTTATCGATAGTGAGATCAGAAACCCCACTTTCTGCAATAATAATTTGATCACGTAAATTGAGTACATTACCAGAGCTTGTTACCTGAGTAGATACAATAAATAATTTCCAATGGTATGTAGCAACATCGTATCCGTCGAGTATATTAGGTTGAAACTGCAAATTTAGTTTTAAATCATCCGATGTAACTACATTACTATCTTCATGCATGTATGCGTTGGCAGGCATTGTACCTCGTCCGGCAGTTCCTCCCACTTTTTCTGTATAGCCGAAGTCACCCTGAAACACATCACCCATTGCACTAGTGACACGAGTATCCTCGGTTACTCTGCTGCCGTAAACTTTATTAAAATCTGTTCCTTGTCCTGCCATATTAATTCTTTAAAATATTAGATGGGATATAAATTTCTAACCCAGCAACGAAATCAAATATAGGATCGTTTATAAGGTCTGGGTTTCTTACAGAGAATACCCACCATAATCTCGGAGTGCCGTATTCGCTCTGACTCATAAGGTCCGGGCGTTGATCAAATGCTGCTGGTATTCTAATAATTTTATCAAAATCACTCTTAGGCACGGATCGTGGGACCATAATGTCTAAATACCAATTCTTAATCGGCGTACTGAGATACTGACTCGAGTCTTTTGAATTAGATGCCATTAAATGTATCCTTTATTATACAACTTACCGGATCTAAAATCGTCTAAGTTGAAATTATTTCTAAGGTCGATTGGAATATATTGTGTATCGAGTTCAAGTGATACTGTTAAATGTGTCGGGACATATGAGAATCCATCGCTATTTGCAGTTGATAATGAAACACCTATATTGCCTGAATAAGCAGTCGGGCTACCGGTGTACACCGGTACATAATCGATAGATGCATCATATGTATAGTCGAAATTTTTTATAAGCACGGGCACATTATTAAACTGGTATTGACCTAAATAATTAAAAATTAATACAGGTGGTGGCGTCCCTGCCTTATTATAGGGTTTAATACCGAAATAAGATTTTGTCACTGATCGAAAAAAGTGTAATACTGCTAATAGATATAATGCTTCATCGTTAGATTGAGCAGTGAATTCAGCAGTTATCCCTATCGGTTTTGGATAAGATCTAACATACGCATTATATCCATAATTAGAATGTATAAAACTTGTAGGGTCGTAATCGACTACACTACCGGTTGTTACTGATGGGGTATATGGGAACAATACCCCGTTTGTTGAATACAGGGGATAAAGAATATTACTATTATCTCGTGGTCCGAGAATATCTAGTGCAGCCGCGGAACTCTTCGGTTGCAGTCTTGCTCTGAAGTCTTGTTGTGGCATGTACTAAATCTCCTTATTTGTTATTTATCACAGTCATAAACAGCTATTTTTATAAAGAAATCCTTGACTAAATATTGCAAAGATGCTACACTTATAGAAACCCTGTTTAGGAGAAACTAATGACAGAATTTTACGAAGAAGACAACGATGAAGAAATTGAGGTGCCAGTAGTGGTGTCGGTATTTCCAGCTAAAAAAATTAATTATCTAAACAATAAAGATATGTTAAAAGAAATTCATAGGAGTAAGAATACCTTTAGTGAGTACACTGAAGATAAATATGGCGATTATGATGTTATTATCGAAACAGTAGATGAAATCACCCTCCCAGAAACAGTCGAAAAGGCCAAAGCAACTCGCGCCGCAAGACTCGCGGCTATTGCATATGAAGCTGCATTATTGGCTGCTGGTGTTGTATCAAAAGCAGACAAGCCACGATTAGCAGAATACAAGATTAAACCAGACACAATTTCAATTGATGATTTAGTATTTCGTGTATTAGGTTTCGATCATATACCGTTAGCACCGGGGAGAAAGAAAAATCCGAAATCTGTAGCTGACAACTATGTTAAATTAAATTTTTATCCGTTTAAGCATTACATACTCAAAAATAATGTTGCAGTCGAAGTTGGTAGATCTCATTCAAAGAAAGGTAAATTTAGTTTAGAACATGGTTCTATTACAAATAAACTTGCTAAAATGTTTATCTTAATGGTTAATAAGTACGGTCAACGTGGTAACTGGCGCGGATACACGTATTTAGATGAAATGAAGGGCCAGGCGCTATTGCAGCTTGCACAAATGGGATTACAGTTCGATGAATACAAATCAGATAACCCATTCTCGTACTATACAGCAAGTGTATCAAATAGCTTTACCCGTGTTTTTAACTTAGAAAAGAAGAGTCAGGATTTACGCGATGACTTACTAATCGACAGTGGTGCAAGTCCTAGTTTCTCTCGTCA